CGAGTTCGCGTTCATTCCGAATCATATCGCTGACCAGTTCTTTAGTTCTGTTTATCCTACTATTTCATCTGGTAAGTCCACCAAGGTAATCATCATCTCCACGCCTCACGGCATGAACATGTTCTACAAGTTGTGGCATGATGCTGAGCGTGGTAAGAATGAATATGTCACTACAGAGGTTCACTGGTCTGAGGTCCCAGGCAGAGACGCCAGGTGGAAGGAACAGACGATTAAGAACACGTCGGAAGAACAGTTCCGAGTTGAGTTTGAGTGTGAGTTCTTAGGATCGGTTGATACCTTGATCTCGGTATCAAAACTCCGCACCTTGGTCTATGACGAACCACTGAAGCGTAGTGCTGGTTTGGATGTATATGAGGAACCAATAAAAGATCACACATATGTAATGACAGTTGACGTTGCTCGGGGTGTGAGTAAAGACTACTCAGCATTCTGTGTGATGGATACGACCACCATTCCGTATAAGATGGTGGCAAAGTATAGGAACAGTCAGATCAAACCAATCCTCTTCCCTAACATTATCAACGATGTTGCGAGAGCGTACAACCACGCATATGTCATGATTGAAGTCAATGACATTGGTGGACAGGTTGCTGATATTATGCAGTTTGATCTGGAGTATGACAACCTATTGATGTGTGCCATGCGAGGTAGGGCAGGACAAGTTGTGGGTCAAGGGTTCTCTGGTCAAAAGACTCAGTTGGGTGTGAAAATGACCACCACTGTGAAGAAGACAGGTTGCTCTAATCTCAAAGCTCTTATTGAGGATGATAAACTATTATTATCCGATTATGATGTGATTGCTGAACTAACTACGTTCATTCAAAAAGGACAAGCGTGGGAGGCAGAGGATGGATGTAACGATGACCTTGCAATGTGCTTGGTTATCTTTGCATGGGTTGCACTCACAGATTACTTTAGAGAACTCCACGACACAGATGTTCGGAATCGTATCTATCTTGAGCAGAAGGAACAGATTGAAGCAGACATGGCACCATTTGGATTTATTGACAATGGTCTAGAGGAGACTACATTCGTTGATGCTGATGGTGATGTTTGGCGTACTGATGAATACGGTGATATGTCGTATATGTGGGACTATAGGTAATGGATCTGGAGGACCAACTTAGGTTTGAGCATTTCCTATTTCAGGATAGAAAATGTAAAAAATGTGGTGTTGTAAAATCACTTACTGAGGGGTTCTATTTAAGTCGAAAAGACCGTGGTCATCTGCCATCTTCATATTCATATGAGTGCAAGCAATGCACCAAAAAACGGATTATCAATGCTAGAAAAACGGACCAGCCGATGCCAGGATATCCTGACTGGTAGTTTGTTCGTGCATTGTTTCCCCGTCTGAAACATTGAAAATAATAAATATCTATAGCACCCAGAATGAATACTTCTCAGGAGTTATAACAGATGGCATCGACACAGCTTTCACCAGGGGTTGTCGTACGCGAGAGAGATCTCACCACGGTCGTAAACGCAACGGTAGATAACGTTGGCGCGATCGTTGGTGCGTTTGAAAAGGGTCCCGTTGAAGAGGTGATTTCCATCACTTCTGAGGGTGAACTTCTCTCTGTGTTCGGGCGTCCCAACGACTACAACTACGAATACTGGTTCACTGCAGCACAATACCTGCTGTATGGTGGTACCCTCAAAGTTGTCCGTGCAAACAACGCATCGCTTGCAAACGCAATCGATACTGCACAGTATACAGTTGCAACTTTCAGTGCAACTGACACCACACTGACCGTACTCGACTCTACAGATTTTGACGTAGCAGATCTGCTGCTCATCGACGCTGAACTTCTGGGCGTTAGCTCGGTCAGCGGCAACGATGTGGTAGTGACTCGTGGACAACTCTCTACCTCTGCTGTGTCTCACTCCGCAGGTTCGGACGTTACTCTGATTGAACCTGGCGCAACCAGCACAACGATCAATGAGGGTGCAACCTTCACTGATTCTGACACAACCCTGACCGTTGCTTCGGCAAACGCTCTGGCTGCTGGCGTCAACGACTACATCAGAATCGACGACGAAATCCTCCGCGTTACTGGTATCGCTGGTGATGACCTCACAGTTACCCGTGCACAACTCGGTACTACCGCTGCTGCACACACCAACCTGTCTACCGTAACGATTCAAACTGTTACCAGCCAGAAGACTGAGATCAACGAGCGCACCTCTACAGGTGTTACTGCTCCCCTGATCAAGAATCTGGACACCTATGAGACCACTGTTGAATCTGCTTCTAACAACTGGAAGTGGGCAGGTCGCAACCCTGGTATCTATGGTAACTCTCTCCGCGTTGTGATGACCGACGCAGGTCCTGATCAGGTTCTGTATCTGGCACAACCTTCCTCCGCTGAGTGGGAGTTCACCTCTGGTTCTGCAGTTTCTTATTCCGCTTCTAACATCTACGGTAAGGTTTATAACTATACCGTGGTTCTCACCTTCAAGCGTGGGTCTAGCCTCGTTGGCGATTGGGAAGCAGACAACTACTTCACTGCTAGAGGCGGTAACGTCACTGGTCGTGTTCTTGCATGGGATAAGGCAACTCGCCGTCTGGAGATCAGCATTGATGGCACCTCTTCTGAGGTTCTCGAAGTCAACGATGCGGTTACTGAGCTGGCAAACAACAACAACGCTCCTGGTTCTGCAACTGGTGACAGTGCTGAAATCGAGAGCATCCAGCGCCGTTTGTATGTTGCACTCAACGCTGGTAGCCCCCGCTTCACACCTAACACCACCCTGTCTGACGACAACGCTGCAACCATCACCGTTTCTAACGTTGGTGATGCTTGGGCAGAGCGCGAGTACGCTCCTGGTCAACTGTGGGTGAACGTTGCTTCCCGTCCTACAACCTCCGCATGGGTTGAAGATCGTGGCGGTCGCCATGACCTGATGCACATCCTGGTTCTCGATGGTGATGGCAAACTGACTGGTACCGTTGGTTCGGTTGTTGAGAAGTTCTTGAACGTCTCTAAGGCAAACGATGCTCGCGGCACTCAGGGTGAAGCACTCTACTACCGTGATGTTGTTAAGAACAACTCCGAGTACATCTACTGGGGTTCTCACGAAACGGGTGCTGTCTACGATGCAGATGGCAATGCTAACGGTTCATTCGGTCGTACTGGTGTTGGCACTGACTTTGACCTGATCAAGGCAGATGCAGACCACTTCCTGTTTGACGTTGACAACCCTGGCGCAACGGTTGCTTCCGCAAAACCGATGCTTCTGTCGAAGAACGGCGCAACTATCAAGTATCACCTGCAAGGTGGTGTTGACGGTTACACCCTGTCCCGCGACAACCTGCTTGGCGCATACGATCTGTACAGCGATGCTGAGACCGAAGAGGTTGACTACATCCTGATGGGTCCTTCGATGAGCACCGAGCTCGACACAATCGCTAAGGCACAGAAGGTCATCGATCTCGCCTCAACCCGTAAGGATTGCATGGCATTTGTTTCGCCCCCGCGTGCTGATGTCATCGGCGTTCCCACAACTCGTCAGATTGTTGATCGCACGATCGACTTCTTCGATCAACTGTCTTCCAGCTCCTACGCTGTGTTCGACAACAACTATAAGTACATCTACGACAAGTACAACGACAAGTATCGTTACATTCCTTGTAACGCTGACGTTGCTGGTCTGGTACTTAGCACAACTCTCAACCAAGAGCCCTGGTTCTCCCCTGCTGGTTTCAACAGAGGTCAACTCCGTAACGCGATCAAACTCGCTTACTCTCCTCTGAAGGACCACAGAGACATGCTCTACAATGCACGCATCAACCCGATCGTTGCATTCCCTGGTCAAGGCATCGTTCTCTTTGGTGATAAGACCGCTCTCGGTTATGTCTCCGCATTCGATCGTATCAACGTTCGTCGCCTGTTCCTCGTCATGGAGCAAGCAATCGCTGAGGCAGCAAAGACTCAACTGTTTGAACTGAATGATGAGTTCACTCGTCAGTCGTTCAAGAATATCGTTGAACCCTTCCTGCGTCGCATTCAGTCGCGTCGCGGTGTGGTTGACTTCCTTGTAGTTTGCGATGGCACCAACAATCCCCCTGATGCTATCGACCGTGGTGAGTTCTTCGCGGAAATCTTCGTGAAGCCCACTCGCTCCATCAACTACATCACTCTCACCTTCACCGCTACCAGAACTGGTGCATCCTTCGCAGAGATCACCTCGTAACACAACGGGGGACTTCGGTCCCCCTTCCCCCTCACATGCATTATAAATCCATTAGGAGAATAAACAACAATGGCTGATCAACGTAGAAGATCCCCAGGTCAAATCGAGGGTGGGTTCATCGATTCTCCCATCTTCAACTTCCGCGACAAGATCGAAGATCTTGCTCGCCCTAATCTGTTCCAAGTCGAAATCAACTTCCCTGAGCTGGTTAACACAGGTCGTCCTGGTGTTGGCGGTGCCCAAGGTAGTTCAGAATCGCGCAGACAAGAGTCCGCTGGTTCGGCAGAAGAATCCATCTCGGGTTCCAACCTGATGTCCACCTTCCTTGTGAAGGCAGCGAATCTTCCCGCATCAACAATCGGTGTTATTGAAGTACCCTATCGTGGTCGTACTCTCAAGATCGCTGGAGACCGCACATTCGAGCCTTGGACAGTTACAGTTCTGAACGACCAAGAGTTCAGACTTCGCGCTAAGTTTGAGGAGTGGGCAACCCGCATCCAAAATCTTCAGCAGAACATCCAAGACGCAAAAGAGATTGGTGACTATCAATCGAACGCGATTGTTCGTCAGTTCTCTCGTCAAGGTGACCAGAAGAGAGCATATTCTTTCCAAGGCATCTGGCCGAGCAGCATCAGCGCCATCGATCTGGCATGGGACAACAACGATACTCCTGAAGAGTATACCGTTGAGTTCCAAGTTCAGTTCTGGACATACGCAGATGATGTGAACATGGGCAATAGTCGTTCCTGATAAACTTGCCTAAATAACTTAGGCAATCAAACGGAACAATATTGATGGCAAACCTTTTTGGTTATTCTCTAGCACGTAAGAAGGGTCAGGCGACTGGTCCTTCTTTTGTGCGTAAAGACAGTGATGATGCTGCCGCACCTATTGCTGCTGGTGGTTATTTTGGTCAATACGTTGACCTCGGTGATGCTGTTAATAAGGAAAGCGACTCGGATATCATCGGTCGCTACAGAGAAATGGCGATTCACCCAGAGTGTGATAGCGCCGTTAACGATATCGTAAATGAAGCAATCGCTGGTGATCTAGACAATCACCCCGTCGATATCGAACTGTCCAACCTTATGGTGTCAGATAAACTCAAGCGTGTTATCCGCGATGAGTTCTCAAACATTCTGTCACTTCTAGATTTTGATCGTAAGGCATACGACCTTTTCCGTCGTTGGTATATCGACGGTCGTCTGTTCTTCCATAAGATGATCGATGTCCAGAATCCGTCTGCAGGTATAACGGAACTGAGATATATCGATCCTCGTAAGATCAAAAAAGTTATCGAATACGATCAACCTAAAGATCGTCTTCGTGCACCTGTTGATCCTGAAACTGCAGTCCTTGCACCTAAGTCTATAGAGTATTACATCTATAGTCCCAAAGGTTTGAAGGGATATGAAAAAGCAGGAGTAAAGATCGCACCCGATGCCATTTGCTACGTCCACTCTGGTGTGGTGGATATGCAAAGAAACATGGTGCTTTCACACCTTCACAAAGCGATTAAGGCACTCAATCAACTTCGTATGATTGAGGATTCGCTGGTGATTTATCGACTGTCCCGTGCACCAGAACGTCGTATTTTCTATATTGACGTTGGTAATCTGCCGAAGCAAAAGGCAGAGCAATACCTGCGCGAGGTCATGAGTCGCTACAGAAACAAACTGGTGTACAACGCTGACACTGGTGAGATCCGTGACGACAAAAAGTTTATGTCGATGTTGGAAGACTTCTGGCTTCCACGCCGCGAGGGAGGGCGCGGTACAGAAATCTCTACCCTCCCTGGCGGGCAAAACCTAGGCGAGTTGGAAGACGTTAAGTATTTCCAACGTAAGCTTTACCGTGCACTCAACGTGCCCGAGTCACGGTTGGAATCGGAATCCACCTTCAACTTGGGTCGT